TAAAGCGTGTTCGTTTCTTAGAAAGGCATCAGCTAATCTCTCTGCATCTTTCTTTTGTTTCATAGTAAAAACCTTTCCGTGTTCTTCTTTAGCTAGTTTATAAGCCTTTGTGTTTTTAGATTGTACATCTACAAATATTTGTGAGCTAAAAACCTCTGGCTCAAGTATTGCTGTGTGAAATAACCAACCTGCATCTAAAGCATTTGATTCTTGTGATCCGTATTCTGTAACGTATTTGTATTTCTTTGGACTATCTAATAGTAGTTTGATAGATGAGGAACTGAGTGCTGCTTTGCCTAAGTAACCATAGTAGAACTCATCATCTTTCATTAGCTCTAGTATCTCATCCTCTCTAAACGTTTCTCCGTTTAATAATTGTATCATAATTATTCTTTAGTTTCTTTATTGGTGCTTAAATATACTCGTGAGTGTTTTGGTACTCTATCGTATCTTGCTTTTTTAGAATCTTCTCCTTGTATTGCTCTTGATCTTGCTTTGTCAATATTACCACTATGTATAAGGTGATTCTCTAAATCAATTATCTTATATCTGTGTTTAACAAGTAGCCTCATAGCTTTATGAATTTTATCTACCTCTTCTCTATAGCTGTCAAATATTTCGTTATAAATTGGCATATTTTTTTATTTTAAGTTTAAGTTTTTCGTTTTGTTTTTCTGCTTTTCTTGCTCTCTCTATTGATCTGTTTTTGGCAAGTCTGTATTCTCCAAGAGCTTTTTTATGAAGTCTTATGTTGTTGGAGTATTCTTGAAAGTAATAAATAACTCTCACGATAGATTCTGACATCTTCTCTAAATTCTTTGTTTTC